CTTCTTCAAGGCCGTCTGGCACCGGGCATGTGCCTTTGTGAGGTGCACGCGTTTCCCTTGGCGAAAGATCACGGAAGGAAAGGTGTTTCCTACGACTGTAGGCTTCTTTGCTCACCGTGACGAGGACGACGAAAAGGCTGACATGAAGTACTATTATCGATTTCCTGCGGAGCTCGGTGGTACACTTGTTAGGCTACATGCTGCTGGAGGACTTGGTATCGGAGACAATTTCAAAGTATATTGGAAGCGTGAGGATCTTGCGCGACCCAAGAGCTGTGGCGAGTCAGCGATCCCAGGTGGGAAGTTTGTCCGCTGCGCTGACCAGACTCTCTGGAAGGGCGTTTTCAAGGTTAACACCACAGATGGCGCTTATGACAGTATGGGAGTTAATGTGGGAGGCTGCGCGGTTGTCGCTGGGCATTGTCTCAGGGAACGAAGCTTTATCGTGATTTCAGGCAACAACTCGAAAACCGCTGGGGTTAAGGTTGCCACGAGCAGGTTTATACAACCGGAGAATGTCTATGATGGGGGCGCGACCGATTTCGCTGTGGCGAAGTTGGATGGTAACGAATGGGCCATGATTGGGGCGAAGGCTTTGTCCAACAAAGACTTCGCGGACGTCGCGGCTTGCAGCGTTGATATCCAGTTTGGCAACGGAGTTGAGGGTGAGCTTTATACTTCACCTGGCCGGTTGCCACAGCAAGTCAAAGCCGCCGAGGAGGCAGGCATCGTGCTTACCAAGGTCTCGACGCAAGGTGGTTGCAGCGGTAGCGTCTACCGCCGCTTTGTCGGAGGTGTCCCAAAGTACACCGCTTTCCACATTGCCAGGCCTGCTGACTACATGGCTGAGTTGGAGGGAAGCTACAACGTAGCTGTCGACTTCAACGTGATTTTCTCTTTCATGAGAGATCACGGTCTTTACCACGATACAGTCTTTGAGGCACTTCGTCGTGTCGCCATTGGTGAGTCGACTTCTGAATACTCCTTCGATGGTCAGAGGGAGTCCAGAGACTACGATGACGTCAAGAAGTTCTACGCGGACCCTGAGATGTGGGAAAGGACTCAAGAAAGGATTGCTCAGCAGGTTATGGGCGACGAGTGGACCAGGTATGACACTGGGAAAGCCGGCCGACGTGCGAGGAGGAACCTTGACGTCAGTGAGTCGTCGCAGGAGCGCCCGGGTGAGAGCGCCCCTCGTGACGTACCACCGCCGCCAGGCTTGGAGTTGGACTCTGAGAAGGACAAGGACAGCTTCATAAACAGCGATGACACCGTGCACGGATGCGCTCCCGCGGGTCTCGCACAAATTCCCGAGGAAGAACCTTTTGTCTTTGATGAGGAAGAAGAAGGGCCATCTGGCGAGCCGGTAAACATGAAGAAAGTTGGAGTTGCTGGTTGTGCCATCTGGCTTGCACTTAAGAGCCTGAATTTCGTTGAGGTCAAGCGTCAGGTCATCAACTCAGACTTCTCTTTTGCTCCCGCGTTGTATGACGCGGTTGGACAGTACGGGGTTGACGCTGTCCACGACTACGTCATGGGGACTGATGCGTTCGCGCTATTCCGCGATTACATGGACGTAGTTCAGCCTAGCTGGTCGCAATTTACTGACAACATGAAGGACGAGAACGGCGCTGCCTTTTTCGAAAAGGTAGGCGAGTACCGCGTGGATGGAGTGAAGCAGGCGACGAGCCCAGATAGAAAGAAGAAGACGAAGCCTTTGTCTCCTGCTGCGATTGAGAGGGCGAATGCCGTTCGTGCTCTTATTAAAGATTTGGGCTGTGAAGACACACAATGGGTCACGCCCGAGAACACGAAGGCCAACTTGATGGCTTCCATGAAAGCTCACGCTGCGTTGGCTAGCGTGGCGCCACCTTCTGCGACAGAGGAAGATTGGGATGCTGCCCTTGAAGCCGGATGTCAGCAGTTTGATACGACGCCGCTTCAGTCCCATGCTGAGCGTGGTTTCGAAGGCTGGTACAAGCTCGCTGCTTCTTTTGAAGACACGTCGTCGGGCGTTTCCGCTCGTTATCGTAACATGACGAAGAAGAAGTGGGCGAATGACCCCGAGTTGGTGTTCGCTATGACTGATTTTGTTCAGAGTCGGCTGATTTTGATGCTCATTCACCACATGCATGTGGAGAATTACACTCCAGAACAGGTAGTTAAGTATGGGCTGAAAGATGTGATTCTGCTCACTCTTAAAGGTGAGCCCCACAAGCCTGAAAAGGTCAAGCAAGGACGCTTCCGTATGATTTGGGTGAGTTCTCTCATCGACACCTTCGTACAGAAGTTGTTGCACAAGGCGCTGAACGCTCGTGACATTGAGCAGTACCAGAGCGGCGAGAAGTCGCATTCTGCCGCTGGTATGGGTCATCACGACGAGGGCGTTCAGCAC